CAAGATCGGGATGTTCTACACCTTCGAGAACGAGGTGGGGGAGTCGGCGGCCAGCCAGATCACTGAGACCCGTGTGATGCGGCCGTGGTCGAACTGGCTGTGGCAGAAGCCCGGCGCCACGGGTGAGCCGGACGGTGGGGAGACGGTGACCGCTGACCTGTGCGCAGACCAGCTGGCGGCCACCATCCCGGCGGCTGTGTACAACCAGGCGCTGGTCGACGGTGCGATCAAGTGGAACCTGTACGCGATGGCCTGGTCGGACCAGGACCCGGTGCCCGTGGAGGCGGCGCTGGTGAAGTCCGTGGACATGCGCGGCGCCCCGCTGCACAAGGACGCCGGCTGGATCAACATCACCCCGCTGCGGTCGATCGGGATCAACAACGCCCCGCTGCCGACCAAGAGCAACCGGGAGAACTACTCCGACCCGCCCCGTTCTCGCACGGGCTTGGTGGCCGGTGATCGTCTGATCGTCCTCGGAGATCCACGGGATCTTGCCACCATCCGCTGGACCAGCAACCGTCCCGGTGAGTACACGAACTTCACCTCGGCACGGGGTGGTGGACGCAAGACGCTGACGACTGGCAACCTGCACATCCCCGCTGACGTGGTGTTGTGGCAGAACCCGCAAAGCGTCGATACTCTTGCAATTCTCTGCATGGGCAGCGACGGTCGCTCGATCAGCTACTACATGATGCCGGCCAGCATCAACGCGCAGTCCGGGTCTGCAGCGATCATGAGCTTCGAGGAGACGACCTCGACGCCCGGCACGCTGTCCCCGTACGGCAACCAGGTGCTGAACAACGCGCTGTTCCGACCGCTGGATCGGGCACTGCTGAAGTCGACGGCGAACAACTACAACATCAACCACAAGACGCAGACCGACAAGATCGCCAACATGTGGCAGCGGTTGTGGTCGAAGAACTGGATCATGTCCGCCCAGTTGGACAACCGGCTCTACTACCTGGTGCACAACCCGCTGGGTGAGACGCTCGAGCCGGGCTGCAAGGGCAACGAGATCTGGGTGTACGACATCTCCGGCGGGGAGTCGGGGCACTGGTCCCGGTTCCTGATCCAGGGCAACGCGCTGCGTGTGTTCAACGTGGGGCCTTCCGAGGTGCTCGGGGTGACCCGACCTGATGGACTGTACTACCTCGATGTGACATCACGGGTGGACGACTACGTCGCCGACGAGCTCGACGTCCTGCAGCGGCCGATCCCCTGGCGGTTCGAGACGAACACACAGGGAGCCAACCGTGCCCACGATGCATGGGCACATGTGCAGCAGCTCGGCATCCAGCTCGGGAACTTCCTCGGCACCATGCGGTACGGGATGCGCGGCTACGACCTGAACGGATTCCAGCTGACCTTCGAGAAGGAGTTCACCGCGGTCGGTGTGGACGAGAACGATGGCTACACCTGGGACGTGGAGGACGTCCTGCTGGTGCGCAGGGACATGAAGGAGTGGTTCCTGTTCGGGTCCTCGGTGGACGGTGCGGAAGGCCACGGCTCTGTGGGCTTTGCGCAGTACCGCTACACGCCGGTCAGCGTCAACGTGGGCTACGAGTTCGGGTCGGTCGAGACGTTCGAGTATGGCGCCAACCCGGAGGGCTACAGCCTGAACGGGATCCCGCTGACGTACATGGACTACACCCGGCCGTAGGAGAGGATCGTCATGACGTTCAAGGCTGAGCAGGGGAAGCTGCAGAAGAAGGGCTACTCCAAGGAGAGCGCGGGCAAGATCCTCGGTGCAGCGGCCCAGAAGGCCAAGCATCCCAGCGCCAACCAGAAGAAGGTGCTCCGGCGCCAGGGCCGCAAGGTCAAGTAGCCCCTGACAGCCCGAAATGTAGACATGTAGACACGGCTCAAAGTCCCGTGTCTACATGGATGTCTACAGCCGGCACGGGGTGTTTCGTGCTCAGATGACCCTCTCTGAAGCCGTTGTAGACATGTAGACATCAAAAGCCCCTCTGTTAGATCTAGTAAAATAGTAATAATGGGGATCGCGTGTCTACAACGTCTACATGTCTACAAGCCAACTCCCCGTGCACCGGGGGTGTGGGGGTGCCCGGTGCATGACAAAGGCCCCAGGACGGTGTAGCGTTCCGCACATCTACTGGTAATCCCACCTATTGCGGAGGACCGCGCATGTCGCAGAAGTCTGAGCTCTACAACCAGCTGAAGAACAGCGGCAAGCCGCTCTCCACCTCGTATGCCCTCTACACCGTGGACCAGTTGGAGGCTGAGCTGGCTTTCCACGGGGTGCCTCAGCCGGAGGTGGCAGCCGATCGCCGCGACGACACGGTGGAGATGGAGCCGGTGCAGAAGCCGTCGATCGAGGCGGAGTACGACCGCTTCGACACGGCGATGGCAGCCGAGCAGCCGGTGCAGAAGCCGAGCATCCCGGTCGCCAAGGCCGACCCCGAGGAGCTGCCGGGCCAGCGGCTGAACACGCAGGACAAGGACGAGCCCATCAGGGTCGACGAGCAGGGTCGGCTCTGGTACCAGGAGGAAGTGGCCAAGCCCTCCTACCCCAAGCCCCGCGGCCGTCGCGTCCTGAAGTACATCGAGACAGGCGTGGAGACCAAGAGCGTCAAGAACGGCGAGTACGTCGAGACGTTCGAGGTCGCAGGAGTCGGCGCCGGCAGGCCAGCGGAGGTGAAGATCACCCTCCCCTCGTACCAGGTCGGGATCTACAAGGACCCGCGCTTCCCATTCAAGATCCACTGCTACGGCGGCCGGGAGGGCTTCGACCTGTTCGAGGTGCAGAAGTACTACGGGGGCAGCGAGCTGGTCCCCGAGGAGATCAAGCGGGTCTACATCGAGAACGACCTCTGCTATGACGTGCGCACCGTCATCCGTGCGATCCAGAACGAGCACCGCCAGATGCAGCTGACAGGGAGAATCAAGTGACCGAGACCACGATGCCCGAGTTCGAGACCGTCGACGACCTGGTGAAGGACGCGGCCGAGAACGCCGGCTACCACACCATCCTCGAGGTGTGGCGCGAGGTGCTCAAGCCAGCCCAGACGGAGCGGACCAAGAAGATCACCCCGCAGTGGGCCAACCGGATCGTCACCACGTACAACGGGCTGTCGTTCTCCGACATGCCGATCTTCCGGGAGCGGTACTTCGACAAGCTCGCCGAGCTCGAGGGGATCCTGCACGACGAGATCGCCAGCGACGACGAGTGCCTCAACGCTGCCACCCCCGCTGAGGACGTGGAGGCCAACACCTTCCACTACCTCAACGTCCTGATCAACTGGCAGAAGGCGTTCCTCGCCTGGGAGCTGGACTGGGAGTGCACACACTCCGACGCCTCGATCGAGCTCTCGGCCATCTCCGAGGTGCACCGGATGTTCTTCGACCAGAACGGGCTGACCGCCCTGCTCGACCAGATCAAGTTCGAGTTCTCTGACCAGGACCGCGACCTGCTGGCTGCTGAGCTGCAGGAGCTGCGCGAGTCACGGGAGGACTGATGAGTGTCGCACCAGACGAGAAGGAGTTCGTGGAGCTCCCGAATCATGGAGACTCTGCGTTCGGTGCTCTCCTGGATGCACTGGTCCCGGCGGAGGCAGGAGCGACGGGAGCAGGAGAGGGAGATCCTGCTGGCCAGAGTGGAAGCAACGCTGAGGGTGCTACTGGAACACCAAGCTCGAACACTGATGCTGCAGCAGCGGGAGCTCCTGTGGGAGATGGCGCTCCCAATGGCGGAGGCACTGACACGGATGGACAAGCGCAATCGGGAAGTCCAGATGCAGCAGGGACTGGAGCAGGAACTCCTGCTGGAGATCCTGCAGGGGCAGATGCCACCGGTGTCCCAGCAGCTTGGACTGTCGAGCCCGCCACCGTCCTTCCAACACTCGGTGAGCTGACCACCAAGTTCGAGGAGAACGTCAGCAAGGCGTACCAGAAAGAGGCGTACGACGCTGCGCGCGAGGAGTACGGCCAGTACTTCGAGGCACTCGAGAAGCATCCCCGTCTGCTGGTGGGCACCACCGTGCCGGCCATCGGCAAGGAGGGGACCGAGACTCTGCGCAACTCCGAGGACGCCAAGGAGTGGCAGGAGGCGGTGAAGTCCATCCTGATCGAGGAGATCCGGGAGACTGCCACTGCCAAGATGGAGGAGTCCGCGGCCTACATGCAGACGGTGCACTCGAGCATCGACCTGTTCAAGAACAACCCAGACCTGATCCCGGGTACCAAGGGCTTCAACCGGACGTTGGCGGATTCCTTCGCCAACATGATGGCGCCCTACGAGGTGCGCGCTGATGGCAAGCTGCAGGGGTACTCGATCCCTGTGCAGCCCATCATCGACAACCTCCGAAAGACTGCAGCGGCTGTACCTGCTCCGTCGAAGACGGCGGCTGCTGCACCCCCTGCGGCGGCTCGCCCGACACCCCCGCCGCCCGAGCCGCCGCAGGCAGGGATCGCATCCAAGGCAGGAAGTTCCTCCGAGAAGGAGGACTTCTCGACGTTGTTCGGCACAATAGGACTGCCCAACCTTCAGATCTAAGGAGCCAGTCATGCCGCACGACGCAGCCCTCTACGCAGATTCCGTCAAGCAACGCTCGACGCCGGCCGAAACCTCGGACGCAAACGCGGCTGAGGTCGCAGCGGCGCAGGCTGAGTACGCAAGCAGCGCTCGAGCCAGCCACAGCCAGTACAACTTCCTCACCGGGCAGGCGGACAGCTCTGCTCCGGTGCTCACTGCACTGGTACCTGACACTGTGGCGGTCGGAGACCCTGACTTCACCATCAGCGTCCAGGGCGAGAAGTTCGACGTCAACACCGTCATCTGGTGGAACGACCACGAAGAGCCGACGACGTTCGTCTCGGAGAACGAGGTGACCACCCTCGTCCGACCGGACACGATCGGAGGCCCGGCAGTCCTGCCGGTCTCGGTGCGCAACGGCGCTGTGTTCAGCGACTCGCTGGACTTCACCTTCACTGGGGCACAGCTCGCATCTGTTCCGCTGCCTACCTGGAGCAAGGCAGAGATCGTCGACTGGCTGCTGAACAACGGGGTCGAGCTCTCCGAGTCGGCCCTGGGGAACATGAACAAGAGCGAGCTGCTCTCTCTCGTAGAGGCTGTGCTCTCTCCCGTCTGAGAGGAGGTGGCCGGTAGTGCCCACATTCCCGGTGCATTACCGGCCACGGCCGTACCAGGTCGAGCTTCACAAGATGTGGCGCACCAAGCGCTACGGCATCGCGGTGCTCCCGAGGCAGACCGGCAAGGACGTGGCCGCCTCGATGGAGCAGTGCGATGCTCGGCTGCGCACACCCAAGACGACGGGTGTCTACGTCAGCCTGTCCAACCCGATGATCCGCGACATCCTCTGGGACAAGACGTACAGCGACCCGCTGACTGGCGAGTACATCCGTGGCCTGCAGGACAACGTCCCCAGTGACTCAGTGGACTGGAAGGGCACCCTCATGGAGGGCCGGTTCTCCAACCAGAGCCGGCTGAAGCTGCAGGGCTACTTCCAGTCCGGACAGGACAAGGCCGGTGTCGGCACGTCCTACCAGGACTACACCGTCACCGAGCTGGCTCTGTTCAGCCGGGAGGATCCGATCCCCCGCATCATGCCCATCCTCGAGAACAGGGCTGAGCAGAAGCGGCTGATGGTGGTGAGCACTCCGCGTGGGAAGCGACGCAACCCACTGTGGCAGCTGATGGAGTCCCTGAGCGGGAATCCCGAGGCACAGGTCATCGTCCGGACGATCGACGACCTGAACGAGATGATGAAGCGTGAGGGCCTGCCTCCGGTCCTGACGCCCGACGAACTCGAGCGGATCAGGGAGACCTACCTCAAGCGGTTCGGCAACGACCGCATGTTCGAGCAGGAGTACCACGTCTCCTTCGAGGAGATGGACGCCGCGGCTGTGTACGGCGAGGCGTACATGAAGTTGGTCGGGGACAACCGGGTGCACGACTTCAACCTGGATCCGGGCCATCCGGTCTACGTGGTGTTCGACATCGGCAGCTCAGGCATGCACTCGGACGCGACAGCGTGGATCGCGTTCCAGTGGATCAACGGCCGGCTGTTCCTGTACGACTGTGGCGAGGGCCACGGCAAGGCACTGCCCGAGTACGTCGATGTGCTGCAGGCCAAGCAGTACTTCAACAAGGTCGGGGCCATGATCCTGCCGTGGGATGGTGACCACCACGAGAAGGCGGTGAACACCACCCCAGCCGACATGATGCGCCAGCGGTTCCCGAACGTCGCAGTCCTGGCCAAGAGCAACAAGGTGTGGAAGATACCCGGCTCACGGAGCGGAGACTTCAACATCGTCACCGATATCCAGCAGACACGCATGATGCTGTACAACACGATCATCCACGAGACCAACTGCCAGTGGCTGCTCGAATGCCTGGAGAACTACAAGTACGAGTTCAACACCCGGCTCCAGATGTGGACTCAGCAGCCGCTCCACGACAAGCACAGCCACATGATGGATGCGCTGCGGTATGCGGTGCAGGCAGTGAAGGAGCTGGACTTCTTCAGCGGAAAATTTTTTGACCTGCCAGGGCAGGACACCGGCTCGATCGACTACGTCCAGGACTACTCAGGAGTGTGGGCCAGATGAGGATGGTGACCATCCGGCAATCGCTGCAGCATGTGGTGGACAACCCAGTGCTCAAGAGCGACGACATGCTCAGCCTGCCAGCGCACGAGCTCGTGTCGCGCACGCTGTTCGAGATCGCCAACGGTGCGCAGATCAGCGAGCGCGGCTCGATGGGCCGAGCCAACATCGCACGCAACCTGATCTTCACCAGGCTGGTGGGACGACGCCGGCCAGGCACACACCCAGCCACCGCGAACAAGGTGCAGCTCGAGTTCATCGACCTCACGGCAGGTGAGATCAGTGAGTGACGAAGTCGTCCCGATCAAGCGGTTCAGGACACAGGTGCCGGATGGTCACCGCGGCTCGTTGGACACCCGGCTGCTGTGGCTGTGGCACCAGCGGTTCGGCACGGTGCAGACCGTCTACAGCTCCAGCCCTGACATCCTCGACGTCACGGCCGCCACGCTGATCCTGCAGGCCATCATGGGTCGGGACCTCAAGAGCATCCAGCAGCTGTACCAGCGGCTCGAGGGCTCTGCCCTGACCGACACGGACGTGGCTGATCAGCCACCCATGCGCCTCTGAGCCAGCCCCCGACGACGCCACTTCCGAGCCTCGGGGCGCTTGCAGACGTGGCACTTGCACCGCCGAGCCTTGAAGGCGTGGTCGAACGCCTCCTCGTCTGGCACCGTCTCTGGCCAGGAGCGGGCCTCCTGAGGCAGGAGAGCCAGCGGGAGGTACCAGACGTCACCCAGGCGCAGAGCGCCAGCGACAGGCGGCTTCCTGACCTGGTGCACCCGCTCCTCGGGAGGCTTCGGCTTGTACCTGGTGCCGTTGGAGTAGACCCGGGTGCCGTCCTCGAGCACCTTGATCGGGTGATGGGTCACGGGTAGAGGACTCCCTCCACGTACTCGGCCCACAGGGTGAGAGTCAGTGGCCGGTGCCGGCGGATGTAGTAGCCCGGCTTCACCCGGTACGCCTTGGGCACCTTGCGCCCGCAGATGTAGGTCATGTACGGCTTGCCGAAGTAGTACTCGAGGACCTTGTTGATCTTGCGCGTATCGCTGCGCCAGTTCTGCTTGCCCGGCTCGTACTTGGTCGGCGTCTTCATGATGTCGGCGATCCGGATGCCGGTCGCCCACTCGTAGATCATGACGGCCGAGACACGGTGGCCATGCTCGGGACTCAGGTTGCGCAGGAACTTGCGCACCTCTCGCTCCCACTGCACGAGGTGAGGGTTCTCGCGGACGATGTACTTGTCCTTGGTGACCGGCATCTTCGCCCTCATCTCATCCGGAAGGACAAGCTGGTCGATGCGGTCGGACCCCGCCGGGTCGGCTGCCGTGGACGGCAGACGAGCCTTGTCTGCCTCAGCCTTCTTGAACCTCTTCTTCAGCTCTTCCTCTGCCGCCGAAAGCAACGAACTCTGTTCGATCATGGCGGCAGCATACCCCCCAAAAAAAGGGGGAGTCGAGGCTGATAGCCCCGACTCCCCCTCACCAATCTCCTACCCCTTGTACCCGATCCGCTTCAGGAGCTTCACCGTCTGGTAGTCCGCGGGACTGCGAGGCGAGAACGCCATGATGACGGGGTCACCACCCTGCGGGTTCACCACCTTCCAGTGCCCGGATCCAGTCCGGGTCACATCGAAGCCCTGTCGTTCCAACTTCTTCACAAGCTTCGCCCGTTCAGCGCGAGCCCCGCTCATGATCAGTTGTACTTCTGGACGTTGGCCACCAGCTTGTTGGCTTCGTCCTGATCCAACCCCACATCGAGCGCACGCTTGTGCAGGTGCGTCTCCCAATCTGGGATCTGCGCCAGCTTCAGTTGCTGCCCGATGGCGAACAGTGTGTTGTTCCGTCGACCTGCCGGGATCGGCTTCTTCAGGTCGGCGAGCAGGTCAGCCTGCATGATCAGTACCTCCTCTGGATCCTCGAGTTCGAGGGTCTTGACGATGTTCGCCGCGGATGCGGCCTTGCGCTGCTGAGCTGCCTTGAGCCTGTCCTTGATACGGTCAGGCAACTCAGCCAGTGGACGGTCGTTCCACCTCTGGGACTGGTAGTGGTAGACACACCCAGTCCCTCGGAAGTCCACGCCCTGCTCGATGCCGATGCGATCACCGAACATGCCGAAGCCTGCGTTCGGATCCCACTCGTCCTCGCTCACGAGGTAGAACAGGTGGTAGCCGTTGCCGCTCTTGCTGGTCTCGGCCAGCGTGGGCGGCAGGATGCCCAGGCTTGCGGCATGGTCGAAGCCACCGTTCTTCCCGTCGATGTCGATGCAGACGACACGCATCGAACGCATGATGAAGGCGAACGCCCAGATCTTCTCGGCGTAGCCAGCAAGGATCGCGCTGGCCTGGAACCTCTTGCGCTGGTACAGCGGGATGAACGCGGGCTTGTCGTCCTTGTCGGTCAGCCCCCAACCTGCGTCGGTCTTGCCGTCGCCCCACACCCGGACGAGAGCCGGGCCTTCAGCTCCTGACACTGTCAGGAAATCCACGGGGATTGCGAAGTCCCCTTCGTACGAATCAGTCAGCCACCACGGCTGGTACATCTGCTTCCTCCTGGGTCTCCGGCTCTTGCGGCGCCGGCTTCTGTGCGAACAGGTCCAGGACAACTGGCCTGTACTCCTTGATGGTCGGCATCTTGGCGACCTTCTGGCTGCCGGCGGGGCGATAGGACTTGCCACGCCAGCTCTTGATGTACGGGTCGAACTGTTCCTTGACGTTCTCCTCTGACCAGACGGAGATGTCACCCATCTTGATGCGCCACGATGCGAACCTCTGAGTCAGCTCAGGGATCTCCATGTCGATCAGCGTGTCGAGCACACCGAGTGGCTCGTCACGATCGACCTGGACCATGAACTGCAGAGCCAGCGAGTTGGCCACCATGTGGTCCTGCTGCGCCTCGAGCGCAGACTTGGTCGGAGCCAACTTCTGGTACGCCTCTCCCTTGGTGACGTAGTACTTGATCAGCAGGGCGAGCAGGGCACCGAGCATCCGATCCGAGTTCATGTGCTCGTAGAACAACGGGTTCGTCGGGTACTCGTTCGGGAAGATGAAGCGAGTGAGCCTGGCCTGCAGGGCTGTGCTCTTGTCCCTCGACTTCGGCTCCCGGTTCAGACCCTCGATGAACAGAGCGTGGGTCTGCACCTCCTTCAGCGTGCCCTTGTACAGCGGCCTGATGTTGGTGCTCTCGCCCGTGATCAGAGACTTCTCACGGCCCGAGTCCTTGAGGAACTCGGCACTGCC